AAAAGAAATTGAAGAATTAACATCTGATAGACAAGGTGCTTATTGGAATAAAACTCACCCTAATCACAATAAAGTTGTAAATCAGGTGCTTGCATTAAGAGAAATGCTTACGCAATAAATTTATTGCTATTAAATAAAAAATACTATATTTAGATTTCTAGGGTAATTTTTAATTAAATTACCTTAGAAATTGTAAGACAATTCTATTAGAACCTTATTCATATTGGAACCTTACATGCCTGTTGGAAAGACAACCGACTAACAGTCGTAAAATGCAAGATAGCCTATCTATAAGGTGGACAACTTTCTGAAACTAAACTTAAACTAAACTTAACAAAAGGAAATGACAGTATGTCAAATCAAATAACAACTGCTTTTGTACAGCAGTATAGTTCAAACGTACAAATGCTGTCCCAACAAATGGGATCGTATTTAAGAGGAGCTGTGGATGTTGAGTCGGTAGTAGGAAAGAATGCTTTCTTTGATCAAGTTGGTAAAACAACTGCTCAATTGAGAACGTCTCGTCATGCTGACACTCCACAATTAGATACACCTCACTCTAGAAGAAGAGTATCTCTTGCAGATTATGAGTGGGCAGATCTAATAGACAATGCAGACAAAGTTAGATTATTAATTGATCCAACTTCTTCTTATGCAAAAGCTGCGGCTGCTGCTATGGGAAGAGCTATGGATGATATAATCATATCAGCTTTAGGTGGAACATCTTTTTCAGGTGAAACTGGATCTACTTCTGTATCGCTACCAGCGGCACAGAAACCATTTTCAAGTTCTCAAACTGATGGTCTAACTATACCTAAACTTTTGGAAGCAAAAAGACTATTAGATGCAGCAGATGTTGATCCATCTATACAAAGATATTTTGTGTGTGGACCAAAACAAATCTCTGATCTATTAGGAACAACTCAAGTAACTTCTAGTGATTTCAATACAGTTAAAGCATTAGCACAGGGTCAAGTAGATTCTTTCCTAGGCTTTAAATTTATTGTTAGCAATAGATTGTCATTTGATGCAACTAACACTGACGACAGACTAGCTTATGCATTTACACAAGACGCTATTAAACTAGCGATTGGTCAAGATGTTATAGCAAGAATTGATGAGAGAGCTGATAAGTCTTACAGCACTCAAGTTTATTATGCTATGAGCATTGGTGCAACTAGAATGGAAGAAGAAAAAGTTGTGCAAGTTGCTTGTGATGAATAATCTAACAATAGGAGAATAAAACATGGCAAACGTAAATACAGATCTAGTAACTAATTTTGTTGCTGTTCCTCAGGTATTAAATCCTGCTCAACAGTTACAAGGTGTAAAAAGAGTTGCTAGTGGAACAATAGCTTTAGCTGCTGGTGATTTAAGTGCTAACGATACAGTTATGTTAGCACCTATTCCTAGCAATGCTAGTATTATTTCAATCAAGTTATTTAATGATGACTTAGATTCAGGTAGTACAAATACTGCTGACGTTGGTTTATATAAACAGGATTTAACTGTTTTAGATGCTGACGCTTATGCCTCTGCGATTACAGATCTTAGAGATGCTGTAAAAACAGGAACTGAAGTAGCATTTGAAGCTAGAGACATTAACAAAATGGGACAAAAAGTTTGGCAAGATGCTGGACTTTCTTCTGATCCTGCACTTACTTTCTTCGTAGGAATTAATTTTCCTGCGGCTGGTAATACTGCTGGTGATCTAAGTTTTGTTATTGAATACTCAGTAAATTAATATTAGTTATTAATTAATAGTGGGGATTAAAAATCCCCACTATAAGTTAATGAAAAAAACCAACGAAATAAAAACTATTTTACATTTACAAAATAAAGATTATATCTATCGCTATGTTTTAGTTGATAGATTTAAACATACATCAACTGCACATCATGGTTTTGATAAAAATCTAGAATTAACAGAAGAAGAAATATTTGCTTTGGTTAAACCTAGACAATTAAGACGCAAATATATTATAAAGAAAGAATAATATGGCTTCAGTTGTTCAAATATGTAATGGTGCTTTAAATCAATTAGGTGCATCTACAATTTTAACACTTACAGAAGATTCAAAAAACGCTAGGCTTTGCAACGCTAGATATGAAAATATAAGAGATGCAGTATTTAGACATCATCCTTGGAATTGTTTACAAAAAAGATTGTCATTACCAGCCGATACAGAAACTCCAATTTGGGGTTTTACAAAACAATTTACGTTACCTGCAGATTGTTTAAGATTACTTAGAATATTAGATTACGATTCTGATTATGTAATAGAAGGTAGAAAAATATTATCTAATAGTTCTACAATGAAAATATTATATATTTCAAGAGTTACAGATCCTAATGAATACGATGAATTATTAAGAGAGGTTTTATCTGCTGCTTTAGCTGCTGATATTGCTTATGCAGTTACATCATCTAATCCTGTTGCAACACAAATGTATCAGCTTTACCAAGAAAAATTAAAAGATGCTAGATTTGTAGATTCAACTGAAGGATACAACACAGATCAAGAATTAGGATCATCATCTGTTATAGATACAAATACATTTATAAACTCTAGGTTTTAAAAACCATGGCTAGAGTTGCTGTACAATTAACAAACTTTACTGGTGGTGAATTATCGCCACGACTAGATGGTAGAAATGATTTAGCTAAATATTCATCTGGTTGCAAAACCTTACAGAACATGGTTGTATATCCTCATGGCTCTGCAGCTAGAAGACCAGGTACTACATTTGTAGCAGAAGTTCAAACATCATCAGCTAAAACAAGATTAATACCTTTTGAATTTTCAACAACACAAACTTACATTATAGAATTTGGTAATCAGTATATTCGTTTTTATAAAGATGATGGTGCAATATTAGAGTCAAATAAAACTATTACAGGTATTACTCAAGCAAACCCAGGTGTTGTTACATCAACAGCTCATGGTTATTCTAATGGAGATACTATTGTTATTTCTGGTGTTGTAGGAATGACACAAGTAAATGGCAAAAGATTTAAAGTAGCAAACGTTACAGCTAATACATTTCAATTACAAAATATAGATGGAAACAATGTTAATACATCTTCTCATACTGCTTATACTTCTGGTGGTATAGCAAACAGAGTTTATACAGTAGTTACAACTTATTTAACTGCAGATTTATTTCAAATTAAATATGCTCAATCAGCAGATGTTATGTATTTATGTCATCCTGAATATTCAGTTAAAAAATTATCAAGAACTGGTCATACTTCTTGGACACTTACAGAAGTAGATTTTGATGATGGACCATATTTAGATGATAATACAACAACTACAACTTTTTCTTTATCAGCACATACAGTTGGAGCTGGTAGAACTTTAACTGCATCTTCTATTACAGGAATTAATAATGATACAGGATTTCAAACTATAGATATTGGTAGATTATTAAGATTTAGAACTGGTTATGCAAAAATTACTGCAAGAACCAATACAACAGTTGTAACTATAGAAATTTTACAAGACATGAATTCTAGCTCACCATCCACTGATTGGGCATTAGGAGCTTTTTCAGAATATACAGGATACCCTTCTTGCGTATCTTTCTATGAACAAAGATTAGTGTTTGCAGGAACAGAAGCAGAACCACAAACATTATTTTTTTCTAAATCAGGTGATTATGAAAATATGGATGAGAATAGAGGTGGCACGATAAAAGATGATGATGCAATTATTTATACCATTGCTTCTAACCAAGTTAATGCTATTCGTTTTTTATCTGCAACACGAACTCTAATTGTAGGAACAGTAGGTGGAGAATTTTCAGTATCAGGAGGCGGTACAGATGATCCTGTAACTCCAACAAACATATTAATTAAAAAACAATCTAACCATGGCTGTGCAAATACAGATGCTATTCCTGTAGGAAACGTAACTTTATTTTTACAACGTGCTAAAAGAAAAATTAGAGAATTAGCTTATAATTTTGACGTAGATGGTTATGTAGCACCTGACATGACAATTTTAGCAGAACATATTTCTGAAACTGGTTTTAATGAAATGTCATATCAACAAGAACCTAATCAAATCATTTGGGCTGTAAGAGAAGATGGTCAATTAGCTGGTTTAACTTATCAAAGAGAACAACAAGTTGTTGCTTGGCATAGACATATATTTGGTGGTTCGTTTAGCACAGGTAGTGCTGTGTGTGAAAGCGTTGCAACTATTCCAACTAATGACAAAGAATATCAAACATGGGTTATTGTAAAACGTACTATTAATGGTGTTACAAGACGTTATGTTGAATATATTAATGATTTTGATTTTGATGAAGATGATAATACAGATTTTAATTTTTTAGATTCACAACTTTCTTATTCTGGTTCTGCAACGATTACGATTACTGGTTTAGATCATCTTGAGGGACAAACTGTATCTGTTCTCGCAAATGGTTCAACTCATCCTAATAGAACAGTATCTTCTGGATCTATAACTTTAGCACGATCATCTACTAAAGTTAAAGTTGGTTTACCTTACACATCATTATTACAAACTATGAGAATAGATGCTGGATCTCAAAATGGTACATCACAAGCTAAAACTAAAAGAATTTATAACATTACAGTTAGACTTTTTGAATCTATTGGTGTAGAGGTTGGACCAAATTTATCTAATATGGAAGCTATTCCATTTAGATCTTCAGCAGCATTAATGGATACTGCTATTCCTGTATATACTGGTGATAAGGAAATAGAGTTTAGAGGAAATTATGAAACAGATGGACATATTTTTATTCGTCAAACTCAACCTTTACCTTTAACAGTTTTATCATTATATCCAGAATTAATTACAAATGATGGTTAATAAATTAATTATAATTCCTTATAAACAAAATCATGGAAAAATTATTATGCAATCACAAATGAATCATATCCTTATACAAAAAGATGCAAAATTTATTATTAACAATACTAATAAAGAATGTATGGATTTAGAACAAAAAAATATGGCGTTTACAGGTTTAATTAATGATGAAATAATTGCAGCATCTGGTATGAAAAGAATATGGGGTAATGTTGCTGAGGGTTGGTTTCTTGGCAAACAAGAAGTTTGGAATTATCCTATAACCATTGCAAAGGCTGTAAAGCAAAACATAGATTATATTGCAACATCTAATAATATTAAAAGATTACAAACAGCAGTTAGAGCTGATTTTGGAATTGGAATTAGATTTGCTAAGTGGTTAGGATTTACTAACGAAGGCTTAATGAAAAACTATGGTTTTGATGACACAGATCATTACCGATTTGCAAGGATTTACTAATGTCATTTGCAGCACCAGCATTACCATATATATCAGTAGGTTTAGGAATAGCACAGTACAAACAACAAGGTGCTGCAGGTAAATTTAATCAAGC